TAGTGGGACTATCGTCAAAAGCATAAGCTGTTTGCGACACCAAAAGTAAAGCAATAAGTAGGTTTTTCATGCATGTAGTATAGCACCAAAAGTAATATATGTCAATTTATTTTGGCTAACTTAAAAGTTCTATTGCGTTGACTTTGCTAGATAACTAATATATAATAACTATTTACGAGGAATAATTATGTCTACACGTATGTATGGGCCAGAAGAAAAAGCCAAATTAGAACGTTTGATCAACGAAGGCTCAACTGTGCTCCGAGAAATTGAAGATCTTAAAGAGGGTCTTAAAGAAACTGTCAAAGCAGTTGCAGAAGAACTTGAAGTAAAACCAAGTGTTATTAACAAAGCTATTGCAATTGCACATAAAGACAATTGGAAAGAACACGAACAAGCATGGAATGATATTGAAATGATCTTAGGTGTAACTGGACGTTTGCCAGAGGATGAATAACTTCTTATCGGGAGTTTATAATTGGGCTAAACATGACTTTCATGAATGGCCGTTACGGTTTGTTTTAGAGATCACAGCTTGGTTTCTAAGCATAGCATGTAGTGTCACTATGGCACTAACTGTACCAAATCCGCCATTCCTTATTTTGTATCCGTTGTTTATATTCCAATGTGCTATCTTTGGATGGGCAGCTTGGACTAGACGTAGCACTGGGATGGTTGCTAATTATCTGTTACTTGTCACAATAGATAGTATTGCACTACTTAGACTAATAAATATATAAGAGAAGGGTTTAATCAGCCATAAATGATTAATTTGGTTTGTCAGCCGCAAATGACTAGGAGGATATTAATTGTACGTAGATGCATTTTTTCAGCGCGATGCTGATATTGTTAAAATTGTAGAACGTGACGTAAATGGAAAACGGGTATTTAAAGAGTTTCCAGTACGCTATACGTTTTATCACACAGACCCTCGGGGCAAATTCCAAAGTATTTATGGTGAGCCACTTAGCAGGGTTATTTGTAGAAATTCCAAAGACTTCAGAAAAGAACTAAGCATACATTCTAACAAGAAACTGTATGAATCAGACATTAATCCAATCTTCAGCACACTAAGTGAAAACTATCTTGATGCAGAAGCGCCAAAGCTCAATGTAGCTTTTTGGGATATTGAGGTGGACTTTGATCCAGAGCGAGGCTACGCAAGTCCAGAAGATGCGTTTATGCCGATTACTGCGATTGCTGTTCACCTACAATGGATTGATACATTAGTTTGTCTAGCTGTTCCGCCTAAGGGTATGAGCATTGAGCAAGCTGAAGAACTTGTAAAGGATTTTCCTAATACACATATCTTCGATAACGAAGCAGATATGTTAGATACGTTTTTGAACTTGATTCAAGACGCAGATATTCTAAGTGGTTGGAACAGCGAGGGCTTTGATATGCCGTACACCGTTAACCGAATCACTAAAGTACTGAGCAAAGACGATACACGCAGACTTTGCTTATGGGATCAATATCCTAAAAAGCGTGAGTATGAAAAATACGGCAAGAAAGCAGTCACTTATGACTTAGTAGGCCGTGTACACTTAGATAGTTTAGAACTATATCGCAAATACACATACGAAGAACGCCACACTTACCGACTAGATGCTATCGGTGAAATGGAAGTGGGCGAAAGCAAAACAGTTTACGAAGGCACACTGGATCAGTTATACAACAATGACTTCCGAAAGTTTGTTGAGTATAACAGACAGGATACTGCATTGCTAGATAAGCTAGATAAGAAACTTAAATTTATTGACTTGTCTAACACACTAGCACATGAATGTACTGTATTGCTACAGACAACAATGGGTGCTGTTGCGGTTACTGAACAGGCTATTATTAATGAAGCTCACAAGCGTGGGTTTCAAGTACCAAACCGTCCGGTAAGAGACGAGCTTGCAGATAATAGTGCGGCTGGTGCGTATGTTGCTTATCCTAAAGAAGGTATTCATGACTGGATTGGTTCTCTAGATATTAACTCACTGTATCCTAGTGCTATTAGAGCACTTAACATGGGGCCAGAAACTATTGTTGGGCAATTACGTCAGACACAAACACAAGAATATATTGATGAGTCAGTGGCAAAAGGTAAAAGTTTTGCGGCATCATGGGAAGGTATGTTTGGGTCATTAGAATACACTGCTGTTATGGAAAAGGAAGTAGGTACTGAAATTACAATCGACTGGGAAGATGGTAGTGTAGATATCCTCAGTGCTGCCGAAGTTAATCGATTAATCTTTGACAGTAATCAACCTTTTATGATTTCAGCAAACGGTACTATCTTCACTTATGAAAAAGAAGGTATTATCCCCGGATTGCTAAAGCGTTGGTATGCTGAACGTAAGGAAATGCAGGCCAAGCTCAAAGATGCTATTAAGGCAGGGGACAAGGTACAAGAAGAATACTGGGACAAGCGTCAGTTGGTTAAGAAAATTAACTTGAACAGTTTGTACGGCGCTATCCTTAACCCGGGTTGTAGATTCTTTGACAAGCGTATTGGTCAATCTACTACACTTACAGGTAGACAAATTGCCAAACATATGGCAGCTAAGGTAAATGAGATCATTACTGGTGAATTCAACCATACTGGCAAATCTATTATCTACGGTGATACTGACTCGTGCTACTTCTCAGCATACAAGACTCTTAAGAAAGAGATCGATGCTGGTCAAATTCCTTGGACAAAAGAAAGTGTTGTCCAGCTATATGATCAAATTGGTGAAGAAGTAAACAGTACATTCCCACAGTTTATGCTCGACGCTTTCCATTGTCCTAAGAGCCGTGGTGAAGTTATTAAGGCAGGGCGTGAAATTGTTGCTATCAAAGGTTTGTTTATTACTAAGAAGCGTTATGCAGTCTTGTACTATGACAAAGAAGGTAAACGTGCAGACGTAGATGGCAAGCCAGGTAAAATCAAAGCTATGGGCTTAGACTTGAAGCGTAGTGATACACCTGAATTTATTCAAAACTTCTTAAGCGATATTCTAGAAAAAGTTCTAACTGGTATTACTGAGAAAGAAGTACTGGATCATATTACTGAATTTAGAACTAACTTCAAAGCTAGGCCGGGTTGGGAGAAAGGTAGCCCTAAACGTGCTAACAATATCTCAGCATACAGAGGCAAAGAAGAAAAAGCAGGTAAGACTAACATGCCAGGACACGTTCGTGCTAGTTTGAACTGGAATACTCTGAAGAGAATGTTCGATGACAAGTACTCAATGAGTGTAACTGACGGTGCAAAGGTTATCGTTTGCAAGCTCAAAGAAAACCCATTAGGGTTTAGTTCAGTTGCGTACCCAGTTGACGAACTTAGACTACCACAATGGTTTAAAGATTTGCCATTTAATCACGAAGAAATGGAGCAGACCATTATTGATAACAAGTTAGAAAACCTAATCGGTGTTCTAAATTGGGATATCAGATCAACCGAACAGACAAATACTTTCAACAAATTGTTTGACTTCTAACACAAAAACCTATATACTATACAACAAAGGAACTATTATGCAAGACATTTTAAAAGATCTAGTAGGACATACACACAGCTTAGGCTTTCTACCATTAGTAAAAGTTACTGGCGATAAAGATACAGTAATCGAATCAATGGCAGAAGACCGATCAGTCATTGTTACTGCTAAAACACATACCCCTGTAGCAGAATTCGACGGAGTATTTGGTATGCCTAACTTAGACAAGTTAGCATTACATTTAAAGAATCCAGAATATAAGGAAGGCGCTAACATTGATGTTGTTAAACAACAACGTAATGGTGTAGATATTCCAACAAGCCTACACTTCGAAAATGCAGCTAAGGATTTTAGAAACGATTATCGTTTCATGAATAGCGATATCATCAATGAAAAACTTAAGAGTGTTAAATTCAAAGGTGCAACTTGGGATATCGAATTTGAACCTAGTGTAGCAAGCATTGGGCGTTTGCGTTTGCAGGCACAGGCTCACTCAGAAGAAACTGTATTCCAGGTCAAAACAGAAAACGGTAATTTGGTTTTCTTCTTTGGTGATGCAAGTACACACGCAGGTTCGTTTGTATTCCAGGCAAATATTGCAGGCAAACTAAAAAGCACATGGTCGTGGCCTGTTAATCAAGTAATGGCAATTCTTGCACTTGACGGCGACAAGACTATGCGTATTGCAGATGCAGGTGCTATGCAAATTACAGTTGATTCGGGACTCGCTGAATACAACTATATCTTACCAGCACAGAGCAAATAATGAATAGAAATCTGACAGCCGCACAAAATGACTATGCGTACTTCTTGCCGGCTACGTCAGGTTTCTACTCAACGTTCATAGGCAAACAACGCTATGGAAATTATGTAGATCCTGCACGTATACCGCCAAGTTTAACTAACGGTGTAGAGAGTCTCAACTATCTCGAACCAGACAAAGGTGCATTTTACTATGATCATTGTTTGTATTCAGCAGGACATGCTAACTTAGACTTGTCAAGGCCTGACGAGAGTGAGGACATGTTCCGTAACAGAGACCGTAGTACCAGTTGGGTGCTAGGCGACTCTGGTGGATTCCAGATTGGTAAGGGTGTATGGGAAGGCGAGTGGAGAGACCCAAATGGGCCCGAAGTAGCGGCCGCAATGGCAGAAGCTATTGCTAAAGGTATTGAACTTGTTCCGCAAATAGATGCTACTGGCAATCCAAAATTGGACAAGAATGGTACTCCTAAGTACACCAAAGTAGACCATGTTAAATTATATCAAGCAAGGCTAGATGCAGCACAAAAAAAACGCGATGCTGTATTGAACTGGATGGATGCATTAATGGATTACGGGATGGTACTCGATATTCCTGCATGGGTGTGTCGTAGTCCTGCAGGTATTAAGGCAACTGGTATTAGTACATATCAGCAGGCTGTAAATGCTACTAGATTTAACAATGAGTATTTTATCAAGCATCGCAATGGTAACTGTAAGTTCTTAAACGTTCTACAAGGCGAAACGCACGACCAAGCAGAAGACTGGTATCATCAAGTAAAAGACTTTTGTGACACTAGGATCTACGGCGACAAAGCATTTAATGGATGGGGCATGGGTGGTCAGAACATGTGCGACATCCACTTAGTATTAAAAAGATTAGTAGCATTACGCTTCGACGGACTCCTTGAAAAGGGTCAACATGACTGGATGCACTTCTTGGGCACTAGTAAACTAGAGTGGGCTGTACTATTAACAGACATTCAACGAGCAGTTAGGAAATATCATAATGAGCAATTCACCATCTCCTTCGATTGCGCCTCGCCCTTCCTCGCAACGGCGAACGGTCAAATCTACATCCAAACCGAAACGGAGGACCGATCTAAATGGGTATACAGAATGCAAGCTAGCGCAGATGACAAGCGATACGCTACAGATACAAGGCTCTTCAAAGACGCAGTCGTTCAAGACGGAGTATTCGGAAATTTTGAATCCAGCCCGATCATTGACCAAATCCAAATGAAAGACATTTGCATTTACGCACCAGGCGATTTGAATAAAAATGGCAAGGAAGGTAAAACAAGTTGGGACTCGTTTAGCTATGCTCTAATGATGGGCCACAACTGTTGGATGCACTTAAACGCAGTACAAGAAGCAAATCGGCAATATGATTTGGGTAAATTACCTTCAATGTTAGTTGACGAACGTTTTGATAGAGTGTACTATAAGGACATAGTAGACGCTATATTTGCGTGTGACAATAGGCACGATGCAAACGCTATCATTGAACACTATAGCAAGTATTGGATGACTATTATTGGTACTCGAGGCGCTACTGGTAAGAAAACAATCAATGCAGCAACTATGGCAGAAAAACATTTCGAAGTAGAAGCTAATTTAACTGTTGACAAGGTAGTTAGAGATACCCCGAAAGAAAACAATTTTACAGATCTTTTCGAATGACATTGCCCGACGAACGTTATAGAGCAGTAGTGCAAACTAAGAAGTTTCTTGAAGAGCTTCTTAGTACGTCTGGCATTCCTAAAAAGATCAAGGACGATGCTAGATGGTGTCTGCGTCATTATCCTAACGAATGGGAGATGCAACAGGCTGCTGAATGCACTCCTCATGTTTTTGCAGAAAAAATGGAACCGGTGTATAGAATGTTCAAACAGTACGAAGAAGGCAAAACAAATGAAACGTGATTACGGTACAGGCGAGGCTGATAATATTCAATTTTTTATTGGCACAGAGGTTGAGCATACACCTGCGTTTGGCAAGCTAACATTATTTGTTACAGGTATTCATAGTGCCGACGAAATTGCTATAAACTTAAATGGTGCTGAACACATTTTCTTTGGTGCCAACCACAGCTTCAATCCTGCAAGTAATCTCGAATGGCAACGTTGGGAAACTATGATCGAGTTCTTCCTTAACAAGGGATATATGTGTTCTCTTGATATTCCAATTAATGTTGCAGAAGAATTTCTCGAAAACGGGTTAAACGAACATTCGAACTTCATTCCTCAGATAAGAGTGCCAATTCCTTATGTAAAACTTTGGAATTATAATACAATGTTAAAAATCGACGATAAAGATTTTAACGCAACTAATCCCGGTGTATGGTCCCACAGTCTACATACACTAATGGATAGAAGTAAATTTACAGACTGGTCACAATATAAAAATGATGAGATTATCAAATGAAAGAATTTGTAGTCAAAGAAGATAATGCATTTAGACTTCGTGTTAAAAGTTGGAAATGTTTACGTCCAAACGATCTTAACGCTATTGAATTTATTCAAGAATGTAAAGATAAAGATGGTAACGTAGATTTTACATCCACATACAACTTTTTCATGACAGACGCAGAAATTGCAACCCTTGCAAAAGGTTTAACAGCATGAACATTAGGCAAGACGTTCGCCCCAACAAAATGATTTGGGTCACTTTCCGCAAGGAAGGTATGCACAAGTATCCGGCCGCACTAACAGATCCTGCACTTGCTACAGGTGATGAATATGATGTTAGTTTTCTAGGCTATCCGCATCGTCACATCTTCCATTTTAAAGTTTGGATTGGTGTTACACACGACGATCGTGATATTGAATTTATTCAGTTTAAACGCTGGTTGGAAAATCTGTACAGTTCAGGCACACTACAACTAGACTACAAGAGTTGCGAAATGATGTCGGGCGATTTATACGACAGCATTTCTGCAAAGTATCCAGGCCGTGAGGTTTGGATTGAGGTCTCCGAAGACGGAGAAAATGGTTCTTTTATCAAATATTAATTAAGGAAAGCTATAATGGCTAAAAATTACCGCGACGTTACTTACTTTGAAGCCCGCCCTGATATCGTCAAAATCTTCGACGACTTGGAAGCATTTAAGGACTTCTGTCGCTTTGAACTGTGCGAGTTTAATGAGGCGAACCTCTACAATCGCTCAAGTCAAATCTGGAATAACTATTACCACAGCACACGTCCACGTCGTCCACGCAGTGAGTATAATAATAACCGTGGCGAATATAATCGCAGTGGCAATAACAACCGTAACTATCAACGATGATTTTTATTGTTGACTTAGAATCAGTTGACACAAGGTACACGGGGCAATGGAAGTCCCATGTACCTGCGTTACTTAAAAAGGAAGGACACGATGTTCAAATTATCTCTGGTCCTACGGACATTCCTAGTGCCACTACTCCTGGCGCCTTTCTTAATTTTGGGGGGACTAATATATACAAGTCTGCTCAAGTTGAGCAAATGGGTCGGTTATTTTGTAACGGATCCGTTCGTCCCGGCGACCACTTTCTTTTTACTGACGCTTGGCATCCAGGCATTATCAACTTAAAGTACATGAGTGAACTGCTAGGCATCCCAGTAGTCACTCATGGCTTATGGCATGCTGGCAGTTATGATCCGCAAGACTTTTTAGGACGTCTTGTTGGAGATAAGCCGTGGGTTAGACACGCAGAACAGAGTTTCTTTCATGCGTTCGATCATAACTACTTTGCTACACAGTTCCATATTGATTTGTTTGCTGAAACATTTAGCAACGAAAATCCTTATTGGGCAAAGCATCAATTAGATACTGGTAAGATTGTGCGTAGTGGTTGGCCTATGGAATATATGCAAGATACTCTTGCTCCGTACAAAGGCCTAAGGAAACGAGACTTAATTTTGTTTCCCCATCGTATTGCTCCAGAGAAGCAAGTTGATATTTTTAGAGACTTAGCTAAACACTTACCCCAGTACGAATTTGTTGTTTGTCAAGATACACATTTAACAAAACACGAATATCACACATTGTTAGGTGAATCAAAATTAGTGTTTAGTGCTAACTTACAAGAAACATTAGGCATTAGCTGGTACGAGGGTGCAGTAGTAGATGCTATCCCTATGGTTCCAGATAGATTAAGCTACAGCGAAATGGCGTTTGATACATTCAAGTACCCTAGTAGCTGGACTATAAGTTTTGACGCTTACGAATCGGCAAAGCCGGCATTATGTAATAAAATTATTCAGTATATGGATCATCACGAACAGTATATGTCACAGGTTCGCAAGCAAACGGAGTCATTAAATGAGCACTTCTTCAGCGCCAAAGAACTTATCAACCGATTGGTCTGATTTAAGCACTATTACATTAACTAGCACTTCTGCCGACAACAATATCTATATCTCAAATAGTTATACAACAAGTAGTGGATTAAGTACTATATCGATTAGCCCAACATACACTACAGTTAGCATTGATAATATCGGTATTGATACTAGTCAGTTTTCGTTTAACTTTCCAGTTGACTGGCAGGATCAATTTCCAGCATGGGACAGAATGCAAGACATGTGCAAACATTATCCTGGGTTGAAAATAGCTTTTGAAAATCTCAAAGTAGTTTATGAAATGTGTAAGGACGATTATGATAATCCAACTCCTAAAAAATAAGTTTTTTGATCTGTTAGAACGAAACGATAGAAAACGTATCATCATGGATCGTGTTAACAATGAACCATTGTTAACACGGTACTACTTGTTTCTGAAAGATCGTAAAACATTCCCGTTCAATGTATTTTTGCACAAGTTCCATAAAGGCGACCCCGATGATGTACATGATCACCCATGGCCTTACGCAACCTTAATTCTAAAGGGCGGGTACTACGAATGGACTCCTGTATTCGATTCATCTGGAAAGAAAATTGCAGAGACTTGCACATGGAGAGGACCTGGACATTTTAGAGTATGTGGCGCTAACAGTTATCATCGTATAGAACTAGACCCGTCAGTAACAGCATGGACATTGTTTATGCCAGGTCCACATAAAAGAGAATGGGGTTTTCTCGTCAATAATAAATGGATACCAAATGACGAATATCTTACACACAAAGCACAACACGCTAGCAACATTAAGTAACCTGTCGACTACTACCGGATATAACGGAACTAGCTATACTACGGCAGCTAGTGGTTATCAAGAAAAGTCTGATGTATTAACTATAAAGAATACTCCTCCAAGTTTAGAAGTAAAAGGATCAGTAGTTATCAATGGGATAAATCTTGAAGAACGGTTAGATACTATAGAAAGAGTCTTGGCTATTCCGAAGAGGGATGCTATAATGGAAGCTAAGTATCCTAGTTTGAAAAAAAAGTTTGACGAGTACATAAATGCATTAGAAAAATACAAAACATTTGAACGTATCAAGGGCGACTATGAATGATTTAGAAAAGGCACTACATGAAAAAAGAGCTCCGTGGTCAATTATCGAATACAGAACAAAAGACTTTTGGATCTTCGCAGATTCATATCCAGTTACCGAAGGGCATTTGTTATTTGTGCCTACCGAAGAACAAGGTAACAATCTCTGGGAATGTTACAAATCAGCATACAAATTTGGTTTCGCAGGAGTTGAAGATGGCAGGTGGGATGCTTTTAACATCGGACAAAATGTGGGAGAAAGTGCGGGTCAAACCGTAATGTATCCCCATGTGCATATGATTCCACGGCGTAAGGGTGATATGGATGATCCCAGGGGCGGAGTTAGGCACGTTATACCAGAAAAAGGAAATTACAAAAAATGCAAGTTAGAGTAAAAGAAAATGCAGAAGAATTTGGAAAATGTGGGTGTGGTAGAAGCCCTACGGGAAAATGTTGCGGATGGCATAGCCTTACTGAAGAAGAATTTCAAGAACGTCGAGAAAAATACCTTACCGGTCAACAAGATCTTAGTGGAAAAGACTTGGTGGACTGATATTAAAAACCCCAATCAAATATTGCATGTTGATTGGGATTCTTCTTGGAACGAAGCATGTGCTCTTGTATTAGAGGTGTTTGGTTTGCCAGGGCAACGATATTACTACAGACCATTAGACAATCATATGATGATCATTTTTAAATCTGAAAAAGATACACAACTGTGTCGTATTTTGTTAAGTGAGGTACTGTAATGTTTGATATGCCTAAGATCGGAATCATTGGATTCGGCTTTGTAGGTAAGGCTATTGCAGACAACTATTTAGGACATACCTTAGTAATAGTAGACACCGATCCTTCTAAGAATTGTGCTACATCATATACCGAACTGTTTCAATGTGAAGGCATATTTGTTTGCGTACCTAGTCCAACCGACGAAGCCGGTAATTGTAACATCAGTATTTTAAAAAGTGTACTAGATAATCTCAAAGGATACACAGGTGTTATTATTAGTAAGGTTACTGCACCGCCTGCGGCATACGAAGAATTAGGATCGCAATATCCTAATCTAGTACATGTTCCCGAATTTCTAACTGCTGCTAATGCTACTAGAGACTACGCAAAACAATCGTGGACTATTATAGGCGGCAGCATACTAGCATACCAAAGAGAAGCCGAAAGGATCATCAAATATGCTAGATCAGAAATAAGTGTTTTTCATTGTGGGCTAGGTGAAGCTAGTTTAGTTAAGTATATCATTAATAGTTTCTTAGCTACAAAAGTAGTGTTTATGAACGAAATGGCAGAACTATCTTCAAAACACGAATATAACTGGAACATAATTCGTCACCTAGTATCATTAGACGATCGTATTGGAAAATCTCACCTACACGTTCCCGGGCCCGATGGGTACTACGGATTTGGCGGTGCGTGTTTTCCAAAAGATACGCAAGCCATTATAACATACGCAGACAACATTGGTGTAACTCTTAATGTTTTGAAGGAAGCCGTTAAGAAAAATACTCTAATGAGGTTGCAAAAACCTAAATAAGAATGTATTATAATATACAAAGTCATCCACGACACTAACTCGGAGAATAAATGTCAGACACAAGTAAAAATCTATCGCAAGTAATCCGCAATAAGATGCGAGCGGACAATAAACGATTCTGGGCAGGCGACAACATTTCTGACTATCTTGATGAAGATGGTTATGACAAGGAACAACTCATCAACGAAGCAACAGTGGCATTCGAACAAGTGCTAGATGCATTGCTCATCGATCGAGAAAATGATCCAAACAGTCACGGCACAGCACGTAGGCTAGCTAAAATGTACTATAACGAAATAATGGCAGGACGATATGAACACGCACCCGACGCAACCGCTTTTCCTAACGATAGCGCCGATCGTTACGAGGGTATGCTTGTGGTTCGTAGTGAGTTGCGTAGTATGTGTAGTCATCACCATCAGCCTGTATCTGGTGTTGCGTATATTGGGATTATCGCTGCCAATAAGCTCATTGGTCTTTCTAAGTATACCCGCATTGCCCAGTGGTGTGCTCGTCGCGGCACTTTGCAAGAAGAGCTATGTAATGACATTGCACGAGAGATTAGCAAAGCCACTGATAGTGAAAACGTAGCAGTATACATTCAAGCTGTTCACGGATGCTGTGAGAATCGTGGCATTATGGCACACTCATCGCTGACTCAAACTACAGTACTTAAAGGGTCATTCCAAACTGATCCGCATACAAAGAAAGAGTTTTTCGACAACATTAAACTACAGCAAGAATTTGCTCCGAGGTAATATATGGCACGTACAAAGAAACTAGAAAATGTAGCAAGCGGCGGTTGGCCTAAAATCAACCAAGGTACACATCTTATTGTAAAAACTTTCGAAGATGGTAGTACTGAATTAATCTGGGACGATGCTCAGCTTCTTAAAGAAGTGCAAGACGCCATTGCTAGCGTAACAACTAGCGAATCTACCGCAGTTAAATCTAAACGCACAAAGAAAGCAAAGGCATAATATGGCAACATGGAAATTATCACCGCAACATAAAAAGTCCGCTGTAGAGAAGATGTTCTTCTACAAAGACGGCATGTGTATTACGATTGAGCAAGGATTTCGCTGGGCTACATTTAGTGTAGAATCAGATGAGCGTCCGCTTACAGACGACGAGCTTAAGAACGAAGACGGCTACGAACTAGGCTGTATTGCCAACGACGAGTGTTGGGAAATGTGGGAAATGATGGACGGCTGTTGGCTTGACATTGAAGCTGACAGTGATGTTA